AGATGCTGCCTCAACATTCGCCATCTTTGGAAAGTCTGCTGGATTAGCTGGTGATGATCTTGTCAAGTTTTCAACTGACTTTGTAGGTCTTGCATCAGATCTAGCTTCATTTAATAACACATCCCCAGAAGATGCTATTCAAGCCATTGGAGCAGCTCTAAGAGGCGAAACTGAGCCTCTGCGCCGTTACGGTGTATTGCTAGATGATGCCAGTTTAAGACAAGCAGCTCTTGGATTAGGCATTATCAACACCACAAAAGAAGCATTAACTCCTCAGCAAAAGGTATTAGCTGCTCAAGAATTGATTTATAAACAAACATCAGCAGCACAAGGCGACTTTGCTAGAACCTCAGATGGTTTGGCAAACTCTCAAAGAATCCTTACTGCACAGATCCAAAACATTCAAACTGAAATTGGCACAGCCTTCTTGCCTATTGTGTTGCATATGACCACTATATTTTCACAAGAGTTTTTGCCTGTAATTCAAAACATCGCCAATGCTTTTACAGGTAAAGCTGGTGGATTATCAGAAGGCATATTCGATGTGGTTGAGGTAATAAAATCATATTTGATTCCAATTATCGATGGCGCAAAGAATGCTTTTGGAGATATTAAGGGAGCAATATCAGAAAACATTGATGAATTTAAGAACTTTTTTAGCGTAGTTCAATCCTTAGCACCAATCATTGGTAGCACTATTGGAGCAGCATTAAATGTAATTGGCGACATAGCAGCTATTGTTATTAATGTTGTATCTAATGTTTTGAGTGTTGTAAGTAGCGCAATCAACAAAGCAATTGACATAATCAACTTCCTAATTAAAGGTGCTAACAAGATTCCAGGAGTCAATATCCCATTAATTGGCGGTGGCGCTAATGGTAGCGGTGATGTTAATAGTGGTTTCCAAACTGGAGCAAATACACAATCTGGTGGCAGGTTAAATCAAGAAAGATTAGATAAAGCATTTGCTGAAAGCGTTACAGCTTCTAGAGCTGCCAATGCTGCTGCTACTGGTGGAGCTGGTGGAATTTTAGGTGCAACTGGTGCTAAAGATCTAGTTGATCGTTTAACTAAAGTTAATGATGCTTTTACACAATTATCATTCCAAGTTCAAACTGGAGGTATCTCTCAAAAAGCTGCTGAGGCTCAGTTAAGTAAATTAACAAAAGAAGCTGCTTTATTGGAAAGTCAAGCATCATTTTTAACAGTTAGTGGAGCTCGAGATTCAAGAGATTTAGCTGCTGCTCAAGCACCTACTTTTAATGTTTATGTATCAGGTGCAGTTGTAGATCCAGAAGGATTGAACAGAGTTTTGACGGATATTCAAAGTCAGTCAGATTCTAGAGGAACTTTAAGTCTTGCAGAAATTAGGGCAAGGGCTGGTTAATGACAGTATTCACTCCTAATTGGAAACTTACAGTTAATGGAACTGATTACACAAATGTAACTATTGCCAATGTAAGCCATAATTCTGGGCGTAAAGATATTTATTCCCAACCAGTTGCATCTTACATGCAAATCACAATTGTAGCGTTAAACAATCAAACTTATGATTTTGATGTTAATGATGGCATTGCTTTACAGGTTAAAGATTCCACAAACACTTATGTAAGTTTGTTTGGCGGAAACATTACAGATCTAACAGTTGAAGTTGGTAACTCAGGCGCGCTTGGAACTGAAATCAAATATACCTTGATTGCAGTAGGAGCGTTGGCTAAACTTCAAAAAACAATTACTGATGGCGTTTTATCTCAGGATGAAGATGGCAATCAAATCCTTGATTTATTAGATGATTTGCTTTTGAATTCTTGGAATGAATTACCTGCTGGTGAAACATGGGCTGGATACAATCCAACTGAAACATGGACTAATGCCGCTGATATTGGACTTGGTGAGATCGACACCCCTGGACTCTACACAATGCAACATAGAGGGGCTGAGGCTGACACTATTTACAACATAGCATCGTTAATTGCAAATTCTGCCTTTGGTGTCATCCACGAAGATAATCAGGGAAACATAAATTATGATGATGCTGATCATAGGCAAAATTATTTATTAACCAATGGATACATCAATCTTGATGCCAATCATGCTTTATGGAATGGATTAAAAACAACAACTCGATCTGGTGATATTCGCAATGATATTTATATCAATTATGGTAATAACTTTGGATCGCAGAAAACAGCAAGTGATGCTGCCTCAATTGCAACTTATGGATATAAATCAGAAACCATCAATAGCGTGCTTCATTCAGCTGTGGATGCTCAAGCTGTGGCAGATCGCTATATTGCCCAAAGAGCCTATCCTGCACCTAAATTTGACACGATCACATTCCCATTGACAAGCACAGAAATCGATAATGCAGATCGTGATGCCTTATTAAAAGTATTTATGGGAATGCCAGTTAATTTGACTAACCTTCCAATGCAGATTTCAGAGGGAGAATTTGAAGGATATGTTGAAGGCTGGTCTTGGGCAGTCAGCTATAACCAGCTTTACATCACTCTAAATCTTTCACCAGTTTCATTTAGCCAAGTGGCGATGCGTTGGAATACAACACCAATCACAGAGGCTTGGAATACTTTAAGCCCAACATTGACATGGGAATACGCTACAATCGTAGCCTGAGATAAAGGACAATATGGCAACCACTACTAATTATGGATGGACAACACCAGACGATACCGCGCTGGTCAAAGATGGCGCAGCTGCTATTCGCACGCTTGGTTCATCAGTTGATACAACAACAAAAGCATTAAACCCATCAACAACTCTTGGCGATATTGAATATCGTTCATCAACTGCTAACACAAACACACGACTTGGAATTGGCAGCACAGGAAATGTTTTAACAGTTGCAGGTGGCGTTCCGACTTGGGCTGCACCTGCTGCTGGTGGCGATAATTTTATATTACTTAATTCAGGTGGCACAGCATTAACGGGAGCACAAACCATCACCGTATCTGGCATATCTGGTAAAAATAAAATTCTGGTTTTAGTTAGTGGTGCATCATCCGCAAATGCAAGTTCTTTTATCAATTTAAGATTAAATACTGATACTGGAAGTAATTACAATTTTTATGGAAATTTTATGGATGAAAGGGCTGATTTTAGCACTTCGCTTTGGGAAGGAACAAAAAGTGAGGCTGCGGATTCTTTCATTTTAGGAAGAATGAGTGGCAGTGCTTCATCAATTGTTGATGGATCAGCCTTGATATCTGGTTGCAATTCTTCTGGTGTTAAGGTCATTCAATCTAATGGTGGCGGTAACCCAGCAGGTAGTGAAAACCATAGAAGTTACAATATAGGTGGATATTACAATTCTTCAAGCACAATAACTTCTATCTCAGTCGTTTCTACCAGTGGCAATTTTGATGCTGGCACAGTCTATGTTTACACAAGCGCATAAGGAGAAATGATGAAAATTACAGAAAAAGAATTTAACGCATTAACTGGCGAAGAAACTATTACAGAGCGTGAAGAAACTGCTGCTGAGAAAAAAGCAAGAGAAAAATTACAAAAAGATTTACTAGCAGAAAAAGCCGAAGCCGAAGCAAAGGCAACTGCTAAAGCAGCAATTCTTGATCGCATTGGTTTAACCGCTGATGAACTAAAAACGATACTTGGCTAATGAAGGCTTGGTTATCTAAAGCTGCTGTTCAGTTAAGAGAGCAAACGGACGATGCCTTCATGGACAGGTCTAGGGTCAGCGATGGCTGGATCGGTGATCGTAAGCATCAACATAGAAAATCCGATCATAACCCATTGCCATCAGGTGAAGTATGCGCAATCGACATTGACGCTGGCTTATCTAACGAACAAGGAATTAGTCATGCTTTGGCAGATCAAATTCGATTGGCAGCAAAAAAAGATAAGCGTATTTCTTACATAATCCATGCTGGCAAAATTGCGAGTGCTAAATCATTTTGGAAGTTCATCAAGTATCGTGGGATTAATTCCCATCACCGACATATTCATATTTCATTCAAACCAAATCAAAAAGGCGATTTTTTCAATATCCCACTACTAGGAGGCAAGTAATGAAACTAACCAACAAACACAAAGCAGCAATTAAGTCATAT